GCATTGTCTCCCGAAGAAACCAACAAGCTGAAAGGCATCGAAGGCGAAATCGATGGTCTCGATGAGACGATCCACGCCGAAATGCGCCAGATCGCCCGCGAATCGCAGAACGTGCCGAAATTCACGGAAGGCGAAAAACGCGACATCGCGAAATTCGACCTGTCCACCGTCCTGAACCATCTCCACCGTCAAGCCCGCGGCGCGCACGGCAATGCGCTCGAAGGCATCGAGGCCGAGATGATCCAGGAAGGCGACCGAGAGGCCCGTCAAGCTGGAATCCAGTCCGGTGGCATCTTCCTGCCACGCATGCTGGTGCGTCGCGAGGCACGCGACATGACCGCTTCCGGCACCACCTCCGTGGCCGGTGACCAGGGCGGCATGACCATCGCCACGCAGAAGCGCGGCTTGCTCGATGACTTCTTCAACGCCTCGATCCTGCGTCAAGCTGGTGCGACCGTGCTGGAAGGTCTTCGCGACAATGTGGACATTCCTCGCCTCGTCGCAGGCACCGACCCGACCAAGGAAGCAGAAAACGCCGCCGCCGATGAAGTCAGCCCGCTCACCGCGATGCTGTCCCTCACTCCGCAGCGCCTGCCCGCCTTCATCGACATCAGCGAGCGTCTTCTTGCTCAATCGTCCGTCGCCCTGGAAGCCGTTCTGCGCACGCACCTGACCAATCAGATGCTTGCCATTCAGGAACGCTCTTTCTTCCACGGCAACGGCACGAACGAAGCCGAAGGCATCGCCGGCACCTCTGGCATCGGTAGCGTTGTCGGTGGCACGAACGGTGCAGCTCCCGATTGGGCCGACATCGTCAACCTGCGCAAAGCGGTGCAAATCGCCAACGCGCTGCGCGGAAACGTCGGCTACATCACGAACGGCGACATCGAGGCGAAACTCGCAGTCACCCCGAAGGTGGCCAGCACCGACAGCCAGATGATCCTTAACGAGTTCAACGGTCGTCTGGCCGGATCGAACCTGTGGGTCACCAATGCCGTGAAATCGGACCTCACCAAAGGAAGCGCCACCAGTACCTGCTCGGCGATCTTCTTCGGTAACTTCTCCGACTACTACATCGGCTACTGGGGCGGCATCTCGCTCGAGATGGTGCGCGACAAGACGAACGCGATCAGCGGCCTCTACACCCTGGTGGCGAATGCCTACTATGACGGTGGCGTCGCTCGTCCGAAGTCCTTCGCCGCAATGCTCGACGCACTCGGTGACTGATCCCTGACATGAGCTTGGTCCCTTACATCGATCGACACGCTGGTCAAACAGCATGGATCTTTGGCAAGGGGCCAAGCCTTCAATTTTTTGATTTCTCTTCCGCTGGAAAACTTCGCTTTGCCATCAATGACGTTATTGCTCACATTCCTGACTGCCAATACGGCTTCGCCAATGACGGCGTCGCCCGGTGGCGTGATGCATACCGCCCAGGGCAAACGCTTTTTCAGCCACTCCGCGCCATGCAGGAGTTCGATTCTCGAAATGGTGCGGTCGCTTGTGATGTGGTCACCTACGAAGACACGCACAATCAACACATTCTTTCCTCGCGCGTGGAAGATCACGCGCAATCTCTTTGCATTCGCCCCGGCACGCTGGGAAGCGCTCTCCAGATCCTGCGCATCATGGGGATCCGCACGATTCACCTCGTCGGCTTCGACGGTGGTGGCCATCACGCCGGCGGCTTCGCCTGGCGAACCCGGCTCCGCGCAGATCACGCCCGGGACTACGACCAAATCAAGGCTGCTGCCATCATTTCCGCTCAAATCATGGGCCTGACCTTAACATTTCACAACGAACCAACCATGGACCATTCCGAAACCAAAACCGTCCAATTCACGCGCAGCGTGTTTGCCGAGGGCAATCCCTATTCCGTGGGCGAAATCGCACGATTCAGCACCAAGATCGCGGCCGAACTGATCGTCGCGGGTGCTGCCGTTTACGCGAAGCCCCAACAGCAGCCAGTCGCCGCCACCACGCCCGCACCGGTGCCAACCGCACCAGCACCAGTCGAACCTGTCAAAACCAAGCGCAAGAAATAATGCGACCGCACTACACAATCACGTCGTCTCCCGCAAGCGAGCCAATCACGGCAGAGCAAGCGGCGGATCATGTGCGGATTGATAGCAATGATGACCTTGCGTATGTCCGCGATCTTGTGAGCGTCGCTCGCGAGTATTTCGACAGCATGACGGGCCGCTCGTCGGCTCAAATTTCCTATTTGCTGACCGCTTCGAAGTGGTCGGACCTGTTCGACAACGTGCCGAGCGCAAGCAATCGTTCCACACCCCGCGACCTTTACGCGATCCCGCTTTTCCGCACGCCTCTCATCTCGGTGGAGTCGGTGAAATACTACGCACCGGATGCCGAAGCACTCACCACCATGAGCGCGAGCGACTACCGCGTCGCCACCGCCACGGAGCCGGGCATCGTGCAACTCAAGGAAGCCCCGCCCGAAGTAGCGGACCGAGTAGACGCGATCCAGATCGCCTTCACCTCGGGCAGCGACTGCACGCCCGCCATGAGTAAGCACGCGATCAAGATGCTCGTCGCCCATTTCTACGAGCAGCGCACGCCTGTGGCCTTTACCAGCGTGCAGCAAATCCCCTTCACCCTTCAAGCCATCATCGACAATCAACGAGTCAGAGGACATTTCGCATGAGAATCATCGGGAAAATGGATCGCCGGATCACGATTGAAAAGCGAGCTCTCACGAGTGACGCGGCAGGCGGGATCGTCGAGACATGGACGGATGAGATCAAGCTGTGGGCGGAACGCATTGACCGCTCCGGCAAGGAATCCTTCATCGCCGATTCTGATCGTGCGGAAGCCGGCATTGACTGGCGCATCCGCTTCAATCCCCTACTGCGCGGCCTGAACGGTGCGAGCGGGTATCGCCTCGATTACAACGGGCTCAAATACGACATCCACCACGTCACCGAGGAAGGCCGGCGCGATGGCATGATCCTCAAAACACTAACGACGGAGGGCGTCTCATGAGCATGGCACAATCCAGAATCATCGGGCTCGATGCGATCAAGCGAAAGCTGGAGGCGCTCCCCGAGCAGCTTCGCCGGAAGGCGTATCGCAGCGCGTTGTCGTCCGGCGCTCGCGTGATTGCGAAGGCAGCCAAGCGCAAGGTCGGCAAGGGAGAATCCGGCATGCTGAAAAAATCCATCGGCATCAAATACCTGCCCGCCACCACCCGCTCGCAGGCACTTGGTCTCGTCGGTCCCAAGCGTGGCAATGGTGGGATCTACAACGGCCAACGCCGCAACCCGACCCGCTACGCCCACCTGGTCGAGAAAGGCACGCGGCATTCCGCGGCGAAGCCATTCCTGCGCCCGGCAATGATCGAGACGCAATCCGAAGTATTCATGAAAATGTCAGCCATGATCGACCGCGCCATCGCGCGCGAACTTGCGAAAGGGGGTGCCCGATGAGCTGGCAGGAAGATGTGGTGGCCGCGATCTTGGGCGACCAAACGCTTGCTGGTTTGATCGGCACCCGGGTCTTTGCCGATGTCGCACCAGGCGAAGCGATCGCCCCGCTGATCGTGTATCAGCAAATCAGTGAGGAAGGCGACACGATGTTTGACGGGACGCGTGACGTGATCTTCCCGCTCGTTCAGTTCTCCTGCTGGTCGCCGAGCAAGATCGGAGCCATCGCCCTGGCATCGGCGCTGCGTGACGCCATCGAAGGGAAGAACCTTGACGGGGATTCCTTCGCGTCCCTCGGATTTTCGAATCAAGAATCGACCCGCGACCAACAAACGAAACTTTTCTGCGAACGCATTGACTATCGCGTCAGCTGCAACCGGAACTAACAACAAAAACAAATACGAATATGGCAATCAAAACATTTGGAACTACTGTGACAGTCAACACCATTGCGGTGGGTGGCTTGATGGGCGCTGAGTTTTCCGGCGCAGACGTGAACAATATCGACACCACCACCTGGGATGCGGATGACAACACCCGCACTTTCATCGGCGGTCTCATCGAACCCGGCTCGCTCGAGCTTTCCGGCAACCTGATTCCTGCCGATGCGGGTCAAGTGGAGCTGGAAGCGGAAACGGGCAACGTCGCTGAGGTTGTGGTGACCTACGTTGACGGGACCACCGTTGAATTCGACGCCGTGGTCGGCGCGATCAACATCGGCAGCGATCTTGATTCCAAGCTGGAATTCACCCGCTCGCTGAAAGTCTCCGGCGCTCGCACGATCACTCCACCGACTCCGTAATCCATGCCGCATAAAATCACAATCGCAGGACGAGAAATCACCCTGGAGTGGACGCAGGAAACCGCGAAGCGATTCGCGTTCCGGCTCGCTGGTATCGGCGGCATGCCCACATCGAGACAATTCACGCAACCGCAATCAGCGGCCGCGGCAGTTGTCAAGGTGCTCTGGGCATTGCTGCCGAAAGCGGATTTTATGCGCTATGAGACGCCGGAGGACTTGTTTGTCGATATTGACAGCGAGGCGGAACACCTCGCGATTGGTCAGGCCGTGACTGCCATCTTTTCGGAGATGGCGCCTACGCCTGAAAAAAAAAGGAATTTGAAGAAATAGCATTCGCCCGCATTGAATTGGGATTGACGGAACAGGAATGGAACGGATCACACCCACAACAATGCGAGGCATACATGGAGGCGTGGACAAACAAGGACAACCGCGAACGGGCAAGGGTGGCACTTTTGCAGCACATCATCGCAATCAGCGGCGGGGTGAAAATCCAGGGGCGCGCACCACGATTCGAAGATTTCTACGCAACCGCAAAAAAGAAGCGATCACCCGAGGCCGCTGAGAAAATCGCACAATTCCAACTGAACGCACTGAAACGAAAAGCAGAAAAACATGGCAAGAAGTAAATCCATCGGCAGCATGTATGTGGCGCTCGGCCTGAACGACAAGAAGTTCAAGGACGGCATGAACAACGCGAGCAAGAAACTCGCGGAGTTTTCGAAGACCTCTGCAAAATACATCGCCGCCGGTGCGGCCGTCGCCGGGACTGCCATCGCCGCAACCATGACAAAAGCGGTCAGTGCGGCATCTGACCTACAGGAAAGCGTCAGCAAGTCGGAAGCCGTATTCGGCGCCAGTGCGCAGGACGTGCAGGCGTGGGCGAAGACT